GAAGAAAGTTTATCCATAACGCCGGAAAGCTACTCCAAGTCTTTCTCTTCTGCCCTCCCGTTCTATACCCATATCTACACAACCTACTTTGATTCTACTACAGGGGCGCAGGCAACCGACCACGAACTAAGTGGTCCCCATTATACCGACACCGTGAGCGGGACCACGGAACCTGGCACGACCGTAACGATCACCACCATCCCCGCCCCGCCCGGCACGACCGTGACAGAAGACCCCGACACCGGTTTGCCGGTTGTTACTGTCACCCAGCCCCCGATCCCTTACCCCGAAGACACGGGCGACTCGGGCGAGAAGGAAGTCATCAACCCCACTGACGACAGCGTGACAGACCCCGGTGTTGTGACTCCTGTCACCGACTCGGTGCCCCTTACGGCGGCCGATTACATTCAGGGTATCCCCGGCTACCCGACCAACTATTTTGTGAGCGTAGGAGGAACTGACGTTGTGGCTTTCGCATATAACGTGACCGAATCCCAAATCCTGTCCCGTGTTTTCCGCATCCTTGGCGTCACGCAGGAAGGCCAGCAACCGAGCGCCGCGCAGATCAGTTGCGCTCGCGAAGCCCTCGGTGCCCTCATTCGTTCCTTCCAGGACCGTGGCGTTCACTTCTGGACAACTGCTTGGATGTATGTGGCCCTCTCGACCACGCCCAGTTCCGTGCTCGGAACGGACGGCAAGTATTACCGCTGCATCAACAGCCACATCTCCGACTCTGACAACAAACCGATCACGGGCAAGAACTGGACGAGTTACTGGCTCGAAACCACGACTGCCACGACAACTGTCTGGGCCACGTCCACCACTTATTATTCCAACAACATGGTCCTCGATCCAACCCTTGACGATCTTGAACAGGCGTTCATTCGCGACACCAGCGGATACGACACGACCCTCGAACTGGTTGATGCGAAGGCGTGGGGCGAACTGTCGAACAAGAACGAGATCGGCCGCCCCACGAAGATATGGCTGAACCGCACGCTGACCCGCACCATCCAGCTTTGGCCCATCCCCGACCTCACGACCTACGTGCTTCATTATCGCCGTATCCGTTACCTGAACGACTTCACCGCTGTCACTGGTACCGGAGACTTCCCCCAGTCGTGGATAGATGCTATCATATTCCATCTAGCTCACCGACTGTCGTTCGAGTATGGGAATCCGATCCAGGAACGTGAAGAGTTGAAGATGACCGCGCTGGAGCTTGAAGCGGTTGCCCGAGGCTACAACCACGAACGCCCGACGAGCAACCGTCTCGCATCCTGCTATTGAGGAGCAAGCCATGAAAAAGTATCTGCCCTTTCTCTTTGCCCTTGTGGCAGGAACCTGCTGGGCCGCCAATCCTGGTGCCCTGTTCGACTTCCTTGCCGGGGGCATTGTCGATGAAGATGGCGCCCCTCTTACCGGCGGCACCGCCTATTTCTACGATGCCGGGTATGCTGGCAACGCCGCCCATGCCCGAAACATCTGGACCTCCGCCAACAAAACTGGCACCGCCACCTCGATCATTCTCGGCGGGACGGGTCATCCGCCCGGTGGTGCTCTCGTCTATGGCGACGGCCTGTATGATGTGGTTGTGAAAGACTCCGCAACCAACACGGTCTTCACGGCTCTTGCCGTTGAAGCCTTCTATGGCGGTGAAGACCAGATCGCGTCTGGCGATTTCACCGTCTCCGGCGATCTCACCGTTACCGGCGCCTCCACGAATTTCCGCGCCGCCGTCGTTGCCGTTGACGGGTCAGGTTCCGGCATCGACGCTGATAAGCTCGACACGTACCATGCCACCGATTTCGTCGCTTCCGCGACCTACTCTGCTTCCGACGTGTTGACGAAGATCAAGACCGTTGACGGCGCCGCCTCCGGCCTCGACGCCCAGTTTTTCGCCGGTCTTGCCACCTCCTCTTTTGCCACCCTTACGGGCACCCAAACCCTTACTAACAAGACTTTCGGCATCGCCAGCAGCGGGTGGGTCTCCTGCGCGGCCGCCACGGACACCGCTGTTCTCAGCATCGGTACAGGCAAGACTGACAACTACACGTTCACGTACGAAGTGAAGGACGCAACCGCCACACAGCATATCTGCATCAACTCTTTCGCCCGCCCCTCCGATCTGGTCTACCTTTACTATGATGAAGCAGACGGATATGTCCGGTGCTACAACAACGCGACCGACACGGTATCTGTAAGGGTGCATCTCTGGCCGGTCCAGTGAGGTAAGCCATGATCCAACAGCTGAAGTTCCTGCCGATCTACAAAAACGTCGATGAGGTATCGCAGGTCGGCGGATGCGTCGATCTGAAGAACGGGTATATTGACGAGGCTGGGGCGTGGAGATCACGCCCCGGTCTTTTGTCCTATCGCGCTCTTGGCACCTCCGCCCCTGTTGATGGCATGTATTGGTGGGACGAAAAACAGTTCGCCATCTATGTCACGGGCGGGAAGATATTCGCGCAAATTTCCTCCTCCACAACCCCGGTCGAACTGACCCTCGATCCAGGCGTCACCGTCCCCTCCCCCTGTTCCCCCGTGTTTGCCTCGACTGCCAACCGTCTTTACATCGCGTGGGGCACGTCTGTTGCCACATGGCTCGGCGACACGTCTTCCGTTTCCTTCTGCACCCTCGGTACTCTCCCTACTGCTGTCACACAGCTTGCCTTCCTCGACGGGTATATCCTCGCCCTCAACACAGCCGATGATCTCATGTATTTTGCCGAGCCTTCAACGGAATCGCTTACCGCCGAACCGACATGGTATGCGGGCGACAAGGCCGAGGGCGCACCCGACAAGATGAACACTCTTGTCGCGGGGTGGCGTGATCTGATCGTGTGTGGCCGCCGCTCTATCGAGCTTTGGTATAACGCCGGTAACCCCCTCCCCGCTTCTCCTTTCGCCCGCCGCGAAGGTGCCTTCATCGAACGAGGTGTCCTTGCCCCTCTTTCCTTCGTCGGAGCCAACAACACATGGTTCTGGCTCGACCACGAGCGCAAAATCTGCATGCTCCAGGGCAACGTGCCGCAGGTTCTCTCCGGCGCTTTCGATTCCGTGTTCCAGGCTCTAACCACAGTCGAAGATGCACGGGGCTTCACGCTGACCTATGGGGGCAAGAACTGGTATATCATCACCTTCCCCACGGAGAACCGCACGTTCGCCTATGAATACACGTCGCAGCAGTGGGCCGAGTGGTCAGAGTGGTACAGCCAGAAGTATGAGTGGCGCAAATGGAACGCCAATGCCGCCATCCACGCGATCTCTTGGAATAAGCATCTGATCGCCTCTACCAAGAACGACGGCACTGTTTACGAACTGTCGAACACGACCCATGCCGACGGCGGTATATCGGTTGTGAACGAAGTGACGACTTGCTGGATAGACCACGGAACCAATGCACGCAAGCGTGCCCGCCTGCTCCGTTTCCGGCTTAAGCGGGGTGAACTGGTCGGGGTCAATCCTCCGATGCTGACGATCCGCTATCGCGATGACGGCAATCAAACCTGGAGCACATGGGAAGAAGTGGACATGGGCAACCTGGGCGAGACTGCATTCCATGTGCAACTGTTCCGGCGGGGCATCTACCGTGCTCGCCAGTACCAGTTGAGAATGAGCGGAGAAGTGGCGCTGGTCTTGCAGGCGATTGAGGAAGACGTGGAGGTCTTGCGGTGAGCACATCGGAAAAGCTGCAACCGCCCGAAGCGCCTCGGCTTCAGAACGGCGAACAGACGCAAGAATATGTCTTGCGTCTGTATCGCTGGCTGTATGAAGTTTACCGGCACCTCGACCGTGCCGGTATTCTCGATTGGGATATCATCGACAAAACGGGTGGCTCGATTGGGGACATCGGAACCAAGGATCACAATCTGCTCACATCCCGTGACGCCGACTCTGCCCACCCGCACTCTTCTCTTTCCTCCGTGCTTCAAGCCGACGACACGTCCTCAGACGGGTCAGGCTCCAAGCATGTTACAAATGCGCTTGTGAAGAAGTATGAGGATCATCGACAAGCCTCAACGAACGTGCATGGCATCGGCACGACAAGCGCCGTTGTAGGCACGAACACGGTGCAGCAGATCGAGAACAAGACCGTCAGCGATCTTCAAATCGACCTCGACGGTCCCGCCCGCACGCCCGCCGAAGGGCTGGTCTATTGGGACACGGATGCCAAGACTCTAGCAGTAAAACTCAGCGGGCCAGAAACCGTTCTCCAGATCGGCCAGGAACTACACGTCAGAGTTCTGAACAAAACCGGAGCGGATATTTTGAATGGGCAAGTCGTGTATGTGAACGGGCAGCATGACAACCGTCCCACCGTTGCACTGGCGAAAGCGGATGCCGCCGCAACGGCCAAGATAACGGGCATGGCGACCGAGACAATCGAGGACAACACTACCGGCTATATCACGGTCTTCGGCCTTGTGCGTGGCCTCGACACTTCCTCCTATACGGCTGGCGACAAGATATACCTATCGGCCGCCACCGCCGGGGCGTTCACGAAGACAGCCCCTTCCTTCCCCAACTATGTTTCCTTCATCGGGCGCGTTATCACCTCCAGCGCCACGGAAGGCATCATCGGAGTGAACCCCGGCGTAGACTTCACGAACGGCGTCATGGTCACCACCCTCGGTGCCACAGGTGCCAAGATCGGCGCTATTGGCACCAACTATTCCGAGTTTGAAGCTGACGGCACGCTCGTGGCGTATGGAGCTGCTACTACCTTCGACGATTCTCAGAGCGCCGTCAACTTTATGAGAGTCGGCGGAACGGCCCTGACGCTGGATGTTCTGGCAGGAGGCATCTACCAGTATCGCTTCGACCTCACCGACGAGATTCACAGCCAGATTCAGTTGAACCACAGATACAAGGTCGGAACAGATATAGACTTGCACATTCACCTGGTCAACAAGGCGGCTGTCGGATCGACCGCCTACAATGTCGGCATCGAGGTCGAGTATATGTGGGGCGGTTTGGACGGAGTATTCGGAACACCTGCGACCCTGTCAACCGTTGATTGTTCGTTCAAGGACGCGGCGGCGCTAACCCATAAAGTGTTTGGATTGGCTTCGCTGACCCCGGCAACAGGGCAGGGCACCATCTCCAGCTACCTGCTCATGCGTATCAAGCGCGTTGCAGGAACGACCGAGAGCCTGGCAGGCAACAACATTTTCTTGCTCGGTGTGGATGTCCATGTCGAGCAGGACACGCTCGGGTCGAGGCAGGAGTCTATCAAGTGATTGACGTATTATGTAAACTACGATAGGGTGAAGGTATGAATATCTTTGAGCCGACAGATGCGGATATTCGCCTGCTGACCCCCTCTCTTCGCCGACTGGCGCAGGAATACAGAGGGAGTCTGACCCCCGACCCCATTCTCTGTGTCCGTGCTGCTTACCGGGCACTGGGCAATCCAAACATATTCATCCGGTTTGCAGTGAAAGGCGGAGAGTTGATCGGGTTCTTCCTCGGGGGTTTGTCAGTTGAGATGTTCACAGGAGCGAAGATCGCGACACAGATCGGCGTGATGCTTCTTCCGGGACAGACGGGGCATCTGCAAGCGTTCTTGAACGAGTTCAAAGCATGGGCCAAGGAACAACGGGCCAAACGAATATACATGCATTTTGCGGAAAGCAGTGAACGGCAGGACAAAATTATGAAGCGGCGGGGGTATGCCCCGGCTGGAACGCACTACATGAAGGAGATATGACATGAGCGGCGGAATCTCGATGGGCGATGACGGCCCGATCACTGAATTTTCCGAGATGCTGTTTGGCGATCCGAAGAAACCTGTAGAAGAATCCGTTCAGCGGTCGCAGGCGTATACGCAGGAAAGCATGCGTCTCCAGAAGGAGATGTTCGACAAGTCCCTCGCCGCCTATCAGGAGCAGATGAACAAAGCCCTGATGGCTCAGGATGTCGGGCAGCAGCGTTCGATGGGCCTGACTCTACTCGGGCAGCAGCAAGGTCTTACCTCTCAGCTGGCAGGTGCCCAGATCGGTGCCGACCTTATGCGTTGGGCGACTGCGCAGCAGCAGGCCCAGCAGATGCCGACGCAGTTGGCGAGATTGGGCGCTCTCCAAGCCCTACCCCAACTTCAGCAGTTCATCGGCACCCAGGCTTATGCCGTGCCGAACCGGATCGAAACGACAGCGATGCCCGAGGTCAACTACCAGAACGCCTACAACATGGCTCTGGCCGCCACGGCACCGCAGTATCGGCAGATGTTCCAAGAGATCAACACACCGATGCCTTCGGCGCCCACCTCAACGACCGGACTTACCCTCGATCCAACGGCAACTGGCGCCGCAGCCCACGCATTGCCCACGAATATTCGCGCCGCTGCTCCCGCCGGTGTTACGCAGACAACTGGTCCGGTTGCCTCGATCCGCACTCCGGCTGAAACCGCGTCTGCACGCACAACGGCCGGAGCTATGACAGCACAGCCGGTCAACGTCGATCTGTCAGGTATGCCGTCTGCTATCACCCCCTCGCCCAAGACGTATGAGAATTTGCAGGGATACGCTGGTCCCACGTACCAGTATCAGGAATCCCCGATCTACAAACTCCAGCAGGATATGACGACCCGCAACATCGACCGGGCACTGGCCGCACGCGGGTTGCGCGGGGGAGCAGCGGGGGCTGCGGTGCAGGGACAGGCAGCCAGAGAACTCGCCGCCACCGAAGCGGAGAAGGCGTATAGTCGTCTCATGGATCAGGTGCAGATTGGTCTGGGTTACCAGCCTTCGTCCGTCTCTGCCGCAGGTGCTTCACAGTTGGCTTCACAGTACGGAAACCTCGGCTCATCCCTCGGTGCCTCCCTGGGGGGTCTTGGTTCGCAGTTGGCAGGCGCCGCTTCTCAGGGCGCTGCGCAGCGGGCGGGCCTGTATTCGCAGTATGGTTCGGGCCTTGCTTCCGCCTATACGGGTCTGGGCGCGTCTCAGGCTCAGGGTTTGCAGTCGATGGCGCAACAGAATGCAGCTGCCGCCAACGCCTACGCGCAGATGCCAAGCGCCGGTTCCCAACTTCTGAATCTGGGCTTGACCGCTTACGGTGCAGGCATGTTCGGAGGTGCCGCACCGGCTGTTGCTTCCGCCGTTCCGACCTCAATGGCTGTGCCCTCTGCCATTATGGGCCAGTTTATGAACCCCTACATCTTCTGAGGAGGATATATGGCGAACGAATTTTACCAGCCTATTGCCTATCCCACGTACCAGTTTGCCACACCTTACGACCCGATGAAGGGTGCCATTGACGCTTACTCTGCTGGTTTGGGGATACGCCAACAGAAGCAGCAAATGGAAGCACAGAAGCAGCAGATGGAGATGCAGAAGCAGCAGGCCGAGATGCAGAAGCAGCAGATGGCGATGTCTCAGCAGAGACTCGACATGGAGACGAAGCGCGAGACGCGACAGGCCCGCATGGCCGAACTTGATGAGACGCTGAAGAAGATGGAGATCGAGCCGAAGATCGAACTTCAGTCCATGTTCCAGGCGTATCAGCAGGCGTGTCAGCAGAACCCTGCCGCATCCCCAGAACAGCGTTATAAAGCCGCATGGCAGATGGCGCAGCAGTCAAAGTTTCCACAGACTCGCGAAACCGCTCGCAAGATGATTATGATGGACATGGAGAGTCGGTATCCTACGCCCGAGCTTCAGGCTCAGGCTGAGACGCTGATCTTTGGCACACCCGTCACCCCCGAGCAGGTGAAGATGCGGGATGCCAAACTCGTTACGGGCGAGAAGGGGGCGGTCCTGTATTCTCCGAAGGGGGAAATTCTTTCTGAGTCCTCTACCGCACGTTTGAAGCGTGAAGAAGCTATGGAGGCGGAAGAACTTGCGCTGAAGAAGGCGGAGCTAGGTCTTGAAGCCCGCCGCGTCTCCCTTGCCGAAAGTCGCCCCACGCGCACCAGCACCCCGGGCACGATTGGCGGAGTGAAAGAGTTGACGAAAGACCTGAAGACGCTCGACCAACTTCTGTCGCAGGCTGACAAGTTCAAGCAGATGGCCGATCTCGCTGAAACAAAACCGCAGGATTTCATCGACCAGATTCCCTCACTGTTCGGGAAGAAACCCGGCGACCCTGAAGTGAAGAAGGCGCAGGATATCTACCGGCGGCAGGAAAGAGATCGGCGGGAACGGGCGGCGGCACTTGAAGAAGGTATTGCCAACACTTATACGACGGAGGAGCTGGACGCTGCGAAACGTGGCAATCTCGGCATACTCCAACGCGTTCCCGGTTTGACGGGCGATGCTCCTACCTCGCCTTACGCAAAAGACAAGCAGAACCCGCTGCTGCCCCGACCGGATGAGATTAAGATGCCGCCGAAGGCGTCTGTCGCCGCATCTGCGCCGAATCCTGCTCAGGAAATGGCGGCACTTGAAGCCGTTGCCAATGCTCCGGTCGATAGCCCCGAGCGCAGAGCCGCCCGCATTCGGTTGGCACAGTTGGCGCAACAGGGTCCGAACTACCGACCTCCTGTCGTTGTCGCGCCCGTCCAGCGCCCTCTGGTTCCTCAGCCGATGGGGTTTGGCACCAAGTATTGACGCCGTTCTGAAACACCTGTAAGGTGAGGTTATGAAAATAGACGAGTTTCTGGATCGCGACCCTTTCTTCCAACAGGAGTCTGGTGAAGACCAGGCTCGTCTCCGCTCATATTACAAGAGCAACCCCGACGCCTTCACACAGATGTATCAGCAGCATCCGCTGATACAGGAGATGGGCGACGAGGATCGGCGCATCACCGACTCGTTCTACATGGTCGAACCCGAACCAGTTGCCGAACCCGAGCCTGCCTCCGAACCCGGCTTTCTCGCGAAAGCGGGACAGACCCTTAAGGCAACCGGCTATGCCGCCGAAGCGGGTCTGTCCCGTTCAATGGGCGGCTTGGTACGAGGAGTCGGTGATGTGCTCGACGAACCGGAACTGGCACAGATCGGTGCCGAGATGGCGTCGATGAACGCTCAGGAACAGGCTGATGCGCTGGCGGGTATCCCGAAAGAGAACACGTACCAGCGGTTCATGGTCGATGTCGGCTCGTCCCTGCTTCAGCAGATACCCGGCTTCGCCATATCTGCTCTGACCGGCGGCACCGCTCCCGGTCTGCTCTATGCCGCCGGAACTGCGGGCGCGACCCGTTACGACGAAGCCCGCAACGCAGGCTACGACGAGGTTGAGTCGGCAGGTATGGGCGCAATCACCGGCGCTATTGAGGCGGGGTTTGAGAAACTTCCTCTCGACAACTTCCTCAAAGGCGGCAGGTCTGCGGCCCGGAAAATTTTCATGGGCGCCCTGACCGAAGGCGCGGAAGAAGTCGGCACGGAAGCCACGAACATGGCTGTCGATAAACTGATCGACGACGTGTATCGCAATCAGCAGGCGCTTCTGTCCGATCCTGAAGTGAAGACGGCGGGCGATGCCCTGAAGAAAGTATTCTATGCCGGTCTTGTCGGCATGGGCGCAGGCACGGGCATGGGCACAGTCGGCTATGCCCGCGACGTGCTCTACGATCAGCACCTCGACGGCAAGAACCTGGCACGAGTGAGAGCAGGGGAAAACGATTCGGTCGAGCTGGCGGTGCCCAAGGCGTTCGCCGCCGAGATGCAGACGGTGCTCGATTCCCGTCGCGAAGAAGTGAAGACGCCCGAGGATGCACAGCGCATCGTTGACGAGTATGTCGCCAACATCGGCCGCACTCTTGACCAGCATGTGCATGAAACCACGATCAAGAGTGAGATCAGCGAAACCCCTCTTGATACTGTGTATGCTTCAGCCGTCGAACCGGTTGCTCCACCGTCTGTCCTACCTGTTGAAACGGTCGAAGAAACAGCGGCAGAAGCGCCCCCTACTTTGGAAGCCTCCCCAACAACGCCGACACAGCCCACTCCGCAGCTCCAGGTCGGGCAGATCGTCGGCGTGCCGCTGACGCCGGGCAGTCCTGTCATGCAGGTGACGGGAAACCTGCGGGCAAACATCCCTGTCGATGTGCAGATCACAAAAATCAACGGGGATGGCTCGATGGAGGGCAAGACCATTGAGGGAGGCAAGCCGATCCACATCGACTCGAAGCAAGGTCTGCTACCGCCCCTCTCAACTGAGGGTTTTGTTCGGGAACCGGGAGGTCTTGAGTCCCCCCAACTGATCCGCTTCCTGCGCGATACGCTGACCACAGGCAAAAAGATCGAGGACATGACCCACGAGGAGCGTGCTCGCTCTGTCGGCAACGCCGTTGCGGTGTGGAACAAGCTGGGCAAAGGTCTTGTGTTCGGAGACTACACGCTCCGCTCGACGCGCATACGGATGCTCTGGGACTTGATGACCTACCACCCGGAGTTTGCCGACCGTATCCTCAGCCATGAGATCGGGCACTTCATCCATCTGACTGACCGCAAGACCCTCAACGATATGGGGCTTGGCGACTTCGTTTCCTTCAAAGACTTCCTCGACCTGCTCACCCCGAATCTGCCTCCCGCGCAGTTTCAGACGCGACAACAGATGCTCGACCAGTGGAATGCCCTGCCTGCCCCCTTGCAGAATGAGATGCTGACGATGGCGAAGCAGTGGGCTATCGGCGGTCAACACGCCACAGCCGCCGAGCCGTGGGAAGTTATGGCCGATGCTTTGTCGGTCATGCTCTCCCGCCCCAAAGGTGTCACCATCGGCCCGCTCATGCAGAAGGCATGGGATAACTGGCTGAAGATGAACCCCAAGGGCAAGGCTGTTCTCGACCGCATCCATGCGACTCCTGTCAGCGAAGACCCGATTGTCATGATGAAGCGGGCCGCACTGGCAAAGGCATACGCCGAAAAGATAGCCAACCTCGGCACGCTGACACCCACTGAAACCTTCCTCCGCGATTACGTCTCAACTCAAGCCCCCGCTCATGGCCGTCTCGCCAAAGCAGGGTTGTCCGGCGCCCAACTCGACCAACTCCAGAACCGGGTCGAAGAAGCGCATTTCGGCGGCATGGCAGACACGCTCTACATGGAAAAGTCGGTGCTTGACCTGTTTCAGCGTCAGATGATTGCGCTCGGGGTCGAGGAAGATGAACTTGCTCGATACGCTTTCTACAACCGCATCATCAAAGACCGCGCCACCAAGATCGACATCGCTGTGCTCCAGCCGGGGCAGAAGGTGGAAACCCCTGCTCAACTGGCGAAACTGCTGCGGGAAGATGCGACCAAGCTGGTCGAGGCTGACCCGAACATGCAGGGGTTGACCGATGCCGAGAAGCAGGTCGAGATCGACGCACTGGTCAACGACATGCTCGCCGACCAGTCCTTCACCCGCGAAATCCCTTACCTGAATCCAAACGGCCTGACGAAGAAACAGGCACAGGCTGAACTCGACAAGATGCACGACAAATGGGGCGACAAGTATCAGAAGATGGTTGACATCTTCGACGAGTGGCAACGCCTGCGTCAGAACTACATGATCGACCGCCTCGCCAAGTCGGGCCTTGTCGGTGAAGGCTGGATCAAGCACATGCGGAACAACCCCGATTACGTCACGTTCCAGGTCGTACATCACGCATTCAAGCGGCGGATGACTCAGGCCGGGAACGGGAACATGGCGAAGGCGTTCCAGCAACAGCGGGGCACGCACGCCGACATCGGGCATGTCCTGTATGAGACGGTCGCCAAAGACACGCATCTTGTGACCATGGCTCGGTGGCAGACGATGCGCCGGGACGTGCTACAGCAGATCATCGACCAGACGCAGAACGTGCCTGACGATCAGAAGCTCGTTCGGGAAGTTCGGAAGATCGGCGGCAAGTGGCCGCAGAAACTTGAACAGAACGAGCGGTTCGTGACACTGGTTGACAACGGCGTTCAGCGGGGGTTCATCGTCGATGAGACAATTGACGAGATGCTTAAGCCGGTCGATAAAGGCAATCGCCTGTGGGGAACGGACTACCTGACCCGCTGGATGACAGCCTTCAACCTCGGGTTCGGTATCATCAACCCGATCCGCGATCTGTTCCGCTCGGCCCGCAACCTGCCCGGATGGGAAGCCATCTGGAAGGTGCCTCTCAACTTCTTTACGAACCTGCCCGGCATCGCCCGCGCCGTGTTCAATGATCGGCAGTCTGAGCATGCAGGCATACGGGAGCTGGCAGAGAAGGCACTGGCGATCCCCGCGAAGGAATACGCCGAGTGGGGTTTGACCACGCAGGACAGATTGCTTGTTCAGTTGGGCAAGACACCCGAAGGACAGGCGCAGGTGCAGACTGCGATGGACTCGATATGGTTCCAGATGCGCCGGGCATCGAACTGGTTCAAGTGGAACATGGGTGCCTTCGTTCGCACAACCGAACTTTCGTCGCGCCTTGCCGCGTGGCAGTACGCGAAAGAACTGCCCAACCGCACGGAGGAGCAGTTGAAGGTGCTGGTTCGCAACTGCTCAGGCACACCGAACCTGCTGGAGCGCCCTCGGCCCAGCACCCTCCAGTCCATTCTCCTTTTCTACAACCCGTTCGTGCAGGGGCTACGCGGCGACATCCGCGCCTTCAAGGAGAACCCGAGCGAATGGATCATGAAGTCGCTCGCCATGCAGGCACCGTTCCGCCTCTTCGCTCTTGCCGCTCTTTCCGGTTATCTCGACAAGATTCTTGAAGAGATGTTCGGAAAGCGGCCCGAGGAAGAGATGTCGTGGAAAGACTGGTTCAGACGCATCCCTCTCTACCAGCTGCTTAACTACCTGATTATTCCGGTCGGCTCGTTGCGCGACGAGAAGTCTGCGTATATCACGATGCCGCTCGATCCGGTCGGACAGACGATTGGCGCGTGGGCCATGGTCAGCAGTCTTGCCGCCTTTGTGCCGGACTTCCCGAAGACGAAAGCCCTGACACAGACAATCGAGACAGGTGCCGGGATGTTCCCGCAGTTGCATCCTCTTGTCGATGCGATCTTCGTCGCAACCCCGCAACTGCTCACTCGTGGCAATATCCATGACCCGTTCCGTGGCACCGATGTCCTCGATCGCGCCACCGTTACGGGCGGCTCGTTCATCGACAAGGCCGGGCCGATTCTCAAGTACTACCTGTTCAACAAAGGGCTTGGCGGCCCACTCACGACGATCATGCGCATCCCCTACGCGGCGCAGAACCCGGACAACCTGAGCGGTGAGAAGCGCGTCCTCGACTACATCACTGACGCGACCGGATGCGAAGTGCTCGGCAAGCCCACCGTCGGGCGCCTGCTCCGCTCATCCGATCAAGGACTGCGCGATTGGGAGCGGTTCAAAACGGAGGGACGCGAAGAGGAAGTCGGTCGGGTACAGCTGACGGCCCGCAGTATTGCGGCTGAGATGCTGGCAGATCAGAGGTCGTTGCAGTCGGTCTTGTCGGAACAGATCGCAAATGGTAGGATAAATGAAGAGACACAACAACTGATCGCGAAGCACGACGAATCATTCAAGCGGATCATTACAAACATCATGCGAATGCGGGTGGACAGTATGCCAGACCCCTTGAAAGTGCATTGGCGAATGATTATGATGGCAAAAGGGCCGGAAGCAAGGCGTCGGGCGATACAAGGATTTGCAGACACGTTCAACCGAATTAACGCTGGAGGCGAATGATGAAACGATTCCTGGTAGTCCTGTTTATGCTGTCCCTCGTGCCCGCCTGTTGGGCGGAGAACCCGTGGAATTGGGGCTACGTGAATCTCGCCACCCCCAGCTTCACCATCGGATCGGGCACCGCCGTGAACATCGGCGCGAATATCCCGAAAGGTGTCACTTCCATCTCACTCACGGTGTTCGGTGGCGACCTGGTGCTGAACTGCGCCGAGGATATCGCCAAGGGTGCCATGTATAACGGCGACAAGGTGGCAAGCGGCTCGACTGTGACGTGGACCGGCTTCGACCCTGAGCAGAGCTACCCGCTCAACTTCTACGGTCTGGCACTTGATTCGACTGTCACTGTCAAACTGCGTGCATGGCGCGGCTTCCAGCCGTAAGGAGGTCACATGGATAGCAAGAAACTGCTTCTACCTCTTCTCCTGCTCAGTGCCGCTATGGCTTGGGCCGGAGGCATCGAGGCGCCGCCTTCGGCTGAGAGTGTGACAGGGCTGAAAGCATGGATCGAGGAGAATGTGTCGGCCGCCGACGTGAGCGCCGAGATCGAGGGCGCAGTTGCGGCACATGCGGTTGCAACCACCACTCACGGTGTATCAGGAGTTGCCGATGTTGCCAGCGTGACCGAGCACGTGAATGCAACCGGCACGGCGGTGCATGGACTCGGCACGATGGCGGCAGAAACAAAGACCGATTACGTCGCCACCGGCACGTTCACCGGGCATACCGGAGACGCCTCCGATCCTCATGGCGCGACGCTGACGCAGACCACGATCATCTCCGACTCGGTGGACGGCGTGGATGTTTCCGCCCACGTCACCGACAACTCCGACGTGCATGGCTGCACGGCTGTCGCCTCCGCCTCTGCCGTCGCCGATGCCCTCTCTGCCGCCTCCGCACTGATTCCGAACAACGCCTCGTTCACTCTCGCAGGTCTTTCAGAGAAATCCTACTCCTCGCTCACCGGCAAGCCTTCATTCGGCACAATGGCGAGTGAGACGGCCACGAATTACGTCGCCACATCAACGCTGACCGCGCACGAAAACGACACCAGCACGCACGGCGTCGCGCAGGTCGCCGGGATCGCGGACGTAAGCGCTGCCCTCTCTGCCGCCAACGCCTCCGACACGCTCAATCTGCGTCTCGATGGTTCGCGGGCCATGACGGGGAGCCTGAAATTTTCCGGTAACTACGGGATTTTGCAGAGCACGAGCGACGGCTCGGACAGTGATGAGGTAAACATCGGTGGAGGTGGCGCATTCTCGGCATCACGGGGCGCGTATTTGCGGTTGGTCGGAAACGAGAGCACAAGCACCGGACAGGCTCAATACTACGCAGGGGACGTCACCGGCGGACACCATATTTTTTACACCGGAGTCGGAACTGAGCGAGTCCGCATAACCGACGGCGGCAAGGTCGGCATAGGGGTTACTGACCCCTACAATGCGCTTGAGGTCAAGTCAACAATATCGCTTCGCAACGCAGATAACAGAACAATACGTGCTCTGCACGGATCAGCATTCGGGTATAGCGGCATGTATAAAACTATTGTAGTTGGTAACACGTCTGGAAACGAGACCGTCTGTATTGGATATGATCCAATCAACAGTACCAGCTTGCAATTTACCGGAAACGGATCTGAAATATTTCTCAGAAATGGCGCACGCATTAAGACTCCCAACTCTGCGGACAACAACTTTTATCTCTACATGAAGCTGGTAGACGACCACGTCCTCATCGGCACCACGACCGACGACGGCACGAACAAATTGCAGGTGAATGGAAGCGTTGCAATATCTTCGTTCATGCAGCTCGCCTCTCCCACCGC